TATACGTAAGCCCTAACGGCACTTACAGTTCTATTTATACACCCGTTGAACCGAAGCCGCCACTACGTGACGTTTTATTACCTGGTTCTCTATCAGCCAAGACGATGGGTGTTTGGTTCAAAGGAACCACTTCGCCTTGTGCTATCCTGTCACCATCTGTAACTATAAATGGCGCACCTGATATGTTATACAGCATCACATAAGTTTGCTGTACGTAATCTGCATCAACAACACCTTCGCAGTTAGCGACTATGATGCCGTTCTTTAATGCTAGACCTGATCTGGGATGAATGCGTAAACTTGTGTTTGGGTCGAGATCGAATACTAGCCCTGTCGGCACTAGAACACGTTCACCACCATAAATAATTAAGCCTTCTTCTTTACTTACTTTACGTTTTACTTTTTCATTACCAGCTACGGTTGAGTAGACAGTTACTATGTCATCAACTCGCAAACTTGCTTTTAGATCAAAGCATGCCGCCCATTCGCTACCATATACTGGTAAGTGTGCTTCATCCCAAAGTTTCCATACATATAGATTGTCACTCAATTCATTCACTCCTTTTGTTCACGGTCTTTCAATATTTTAGTCATAACGTCTGTAGCAGTATGCGTAAAAAATCTTGGTGCTACTGCGTGAATTAATACTACAGGTACTAGCAACTGTAGTTTGACTGCAATCTTTACTGCTTCTTTAGCATGTTCAAATCCAGTCTCGCCTGCTTCTTCTAAGTGTTGCTTGCACTGTTTACTTAGCATCCTGTGTTATCTTTCTCTAATCGCCATCCCAATTCAACTCGGTGAGTTGTTTTTGTTTTAGACGTTGATCCAATTTACGATCTTCAATATTCTCGTCCATTCTATCAGCAACTCCTCTTAAGAAGTCACTCTCGTATTTTCTAGCAATATCATGAACGTGAATAACAAAGGACTTACTTTCTTGATATTCTTTGGTCGTCATTTCTTCTTCCCGATACTGTACTTAGCGACAAGATCCCACTCTTCTTTTTCTTTGTGAGGAAGTATCTTAATCTGTGACAGAGGTGCAACGGGGTCTTCAGTCTGTTTTGAGTTCACGGCTTTAATCAAGCCCCACTCTTCTAACAGATTGACGATTGTGTTTCTACGACCCTGATCTTCATCAGAGAAGTTATTGATCTTCCCGTCTAGCATGAATAGTTCTTTGAAGTGAACAATATAATACTTACCTTGCTTGTGCAAGATATGACAAGATTGATATAATTTTTTATCTTTTCGTGAGGCAATACCAATTCGAGTTAGCGTCTCTTTAATCTTTAGAAAGCTTTCATCATTGGGTAGTTCGACCTCTACAAGTCTCTCTACTAAATTCATCTTTTAATTCCACCTGTTTCTAGTTGTTGTTTCATAATGTTCAACTGTTCACTGGACAACAACGAAAGGTAGTCTTTCCCGAGATTTCTATTGCATTGATAATATTCACAAACAACATCTAAATCCTTGTCACCAGCATCCTTAACCCACTTTGCGAAACGCTTCTTAGGTCTAATACTATTTAGTAAAAACTCATACTGAGGACGATCCTCAAGCTGGTGGTAGTGATTCATTAGATTTGCGTGTAATAATGTGTCTGGGAAATATGACAGTGCTTTGTTTACAAGAAAGCCACTGTAACCCTTCTCAGCAAGGGTGTCGTTTTCACTGTCACGCATCATGTTCTTCTTACTGTGCGTGATTGTAGTTACATAATCAAATGGGTTGCTCATCAGGTTTCATTTCCTCTACATCATATTGTTTAGAGCATTTCTCACAAACATAGGTTTCACCTATCTTGCCGCCCTCATACTTATACTGAAAAGTAGTATAGTTCTTGTCGCACTTCTTACTACAGATCAAACAGTTCAAGTTGTCTTTTGTCTTGAATGGGTTCTTCATCATATAAATTGCTCCATACTTTCAGCTTTTCATGTTTTTTCTTCGCACTAACCTCTAATTGAATATAGTCAAAGAAGTGGGAGTGCGTTAGTAACTGTAACATGGCTAGAACGTCTCCAGCTTCATCCAGGAGCGCCTCACGCCGGTTCTGTGGCACACTTTCAATAGAATCGCAAGTTCTTATGATCTTGCTACACTCTTGTATCAGTTCACCACATTCTTCCATCGTAATTACCATTAGCTGTTGAAGCCTGTTCATTTCCATTCTACCTCTGCCATGAGTGTAGCTAGTGCGGCTACACGATTGATTTCNCTATTAGCAACAAACGCTTCTTTGTACTGATACTCAGCTAGAATGATAATGGCATCTGCTACGCTCTGTGTACTACTTATCTTAGTTGGTAATAGATCATACAGTTGACGATACAATACTGCACTATCAACATCGGTATTCTCAGCAACCCACTTACGAACATCTGTAAAGTTACGCTCTTTCATCAGAGTGATGAGAGCATTCATATTGTCTACAGATTTGTTAGCCAGGACACCACTGTCAATCCGACCAGTAGAAGAGTAACGCTGTAGTTCATTAAGGACTCTGCGCCAATCAGGGAAATAAGTCTTAATAACTTCTGCCACAGTTGATCTATCATATTCTACATTCTCCTCTTCTAAAATTCTACTTACTCGCTTGAAGAACTGACCAGCGATTGCTTGTTTCTCTTCGTTAGCGATCTTAAACTCTACGACACTACACCGTGAGTGCAATGGCTCAATGATACGGTTCTTAAAGTTACATGTGAGAATGAACCCACAGTTCTTACTGAACTCTTCCATAAAGTTGCGTAACGCAGGCTGTGTTGAGTTTGGGTTCAGATAATCAGCTTCNTCTAAGATAACATACTTACGACCACCAGAGAACGAAACGCTAGATGCGAATGATGATATCTCTGTTCGTAGTGTATCGATGTTACCATTCATACTACCATTGATAGTTATGTAGTCTGCGCCGATTTGCTCAAGCATAGCTTTAGCGATAGTAGTCTTACCTACACCTGCACGACCTGTTAGTAACAAGTTTGGTACGTTGTCTTGTTCTACGAATTGTTGAAACGTTTGTTTCAGTGTATCTGGAAGGATTGTGTCATTCACGTTTTTTGGGCGATACTTTTCTACCCACAAGAATTCTTCTTGCATAGCTTACCTCATCATATAAATTAAAGTCACAGTATAGCAGAAAAAAGGGACTCCGTCAAGAGCCCCTTTCATCTTTATTCAGCCGCTTCTGGTGCGGCTTCTGGTGCTGGAGGCTCATCGCCTGGGACCTGGTCGATTTGACCTTGATCTTTAGCGTGGTTCAAGAACGCCATAAAACGCTCACGGACAGTGCCAACGGCCACCATCTCTTCGCCACGAATAGCACCTCTTGCACTAGACGCATCAATGATCTGCACTGCGGCAGAGATGTCGTTTAGTGATAGACCAGGACCCTGGTCTGGTGCGCCTTCAGGCGTTTGAGTTTCAGTTGCTTCAGTCATATTGTACTCCTATGTTAATATTAACGAGATTCGATTGCAATCCAATATTGCACTTTATCAGATTTAAAATGTGCCATACCTTTTGAAGAAAGTGCAACTTCGTAGTTGGTAGGCATTAGTTTTAGATTATCGACTTTGATAATCATACGGAAGTTCCCATAGTCTCCNCCTTCAGCAACCGTAATGCTGTAGTTGTCGGCTGTGGGATTCTTACTATCAACAGCGGCTAGTGATATAGTATCACCTTCTGCGTTGAAAGCAATTTCTGGTAAGCCCAGAACACCTGCGGCACGTACTACACTCTCAAGGTCATCCCAAGAGATATTTAACGTTGCTTCAGGATCAGGAACTGGAATGTCACGCTCTGGTGGCGTTACAATCATGTTCTCGGCTGTATATGTATATTTCAATGTTCGCTTGCCGCCTTTGATGTTGAACTGACTTTCGCCAAAGTTCACATCTGGTTCGTCAAACAAACTCAGTGTTGCAAGAAAACGAGATACATCATAGATGCCAGCAGACTGATCAAAAGTCTCGCCTACTGTGGCGGCTGCCATTACTGTTTTCTGTGGAGATATAGTTCGAATGGTTTGTCCTGGTTTGAACATTACACTCGGATTGATCTGTGAAAAGTTCTTCAATACACTCAAAGTTTCATTACTAAATTTCATCATTATTTACCCTTTTTCATCGCTCGGCGTTGTTGCCTATTCATATTACTAGCAGANTTATTTATATCATCTTCTAGNGGTTTTGTCAAGTCTTTCTTATAATTTTTTTCATTAGATTCTTTTGTCGCTGTAGGTGAAGCACCAACTGCGGCAATGTGACCTAAACTACCTGAAAAAGTATAAGACCCTATATGCTTCAGTTTCATCCAAGGACACATCCAAATCTTAAGACCAATCTTACGTGCATACTGACTGAACATATAATCTTCAGATAGATAGCGTTTGGACTCAGGATCAATGATAGTATCAAAGAACGCAGTTATCTCATTAGTACCGTCAAACTGTTCTGTACGAATGTGATCTGGTTTGTAACTGAGTTCTGGATAAGCTTCTGCATATTTTTCGAAAGCTTCACGTGTAATCATCATAAAGCCAGTGCCACCTTCTTTGATCTCTGCAATTTCATTGATCTTGAAAGAGCCAGCACCAACTGGATTAAACACGTAGTCGCCTACGAAGTTCTCTAGTTCAAATGGGGACTTGTCTGCAAATCCACCTTCTACTGCTTGCTTAACTTTCTCCCAAGATATAGTCTTCTTAGGGTATGGACCAGTAACAACATCGTGACCAGTCTCACTGTCTGTTAAGTGCAATAGAGTTAGCGCATCACGAAAGTCAAAGCCAATGTCACTGTCGATGAACAAAAGATGCGTACAATCAGAACGTAGAAATTCATCTACGCAATAGTTTCTAGCACGTGTAATCAAGGACTCGTTAAACAAAAAGTAATGTCTAAGCGGAATGCCATGTTTAGCACACACCGATGTCAGGTCTGCCATAGACTTAGTGTACAGACCTGAACATTGACCACCGTACATAGGTGTAGCGATAAAGAGTTTCTTCTTCGCTAGTTCTACGGGGTCTAGTTTAATTTCCAACTTTATATTCCTCCTTAAGTGACTTGAATTCTGAAGCACGTTCTAGCTGATGTTGCATCCACTTAGCGCATTCTTTTGCGCTCAAAGCTTCTTCGTTAGTAGGAGGCATTCTATCATCTTCGCCAATTTGACGCATGACAGAAGAAGACAGCATCATAGCACCTGCCATGATCATACAAATATGAGGAAGACCTGAGCCATCAGGACCATCATCATAATCTTTGCCTCGTTCAAAGTCATCGATGTGACGCTTCAAACTATCAATCATCTGTTGCCAAGGCAAGCCTTTCTCCCAGTTACGATCAGCATATTTCATTGCACCATACTCAAGTGCTGTTGCACCTGCGGCTAGTGCTTCTAAAGGTAACTGCTTCATGTAAGGTACACCAAGTGCTTCTCGCTGTGCGCCAGACTTTGATGCATTGTAATTTCTACTTAAATTTGTCACACGATCCCACTCTTCGGGAGTTGCGTCATTTATTGATTTTTTCATAGTAAGCATTTTTACCTCTTCGGCTGTTCATAATCATTTTCTACTCGGTGCAAAGTTTGCAACCTCATCACATCTGCCGATACGTCATGTGTACTGTCGTGACCGATAAACGTGTTTTCCCAATACTCAATATCTGCTACTGGTATAAATCCGTTACGTTTAGGAAAGTTCAACTTCGCATCAATCCAAGTTCGAATGTCTCTTACACGCCACCACTTTAGATACTCATTCATCAAGTGATGTTGACCAAGTTCATTCATTACTCTTTCTATCAGCACTGGATCAAACGTATTACCACGTGACCACCAGTGTTCAATCTTACCGACTTCTCTCAGATATTTGAATATTATAGCAGAGAACTCTTGTATTGTCAAGTCATTTTCAGAAGGTTTTAAATTTACTTTGGCTTCTTCTGATTGACCTTGCCACCAAGCTAGATCATCTTTACTAAATGAACACCCATTGTCACACTGCGCTTTGACATCAAACTTAGTCGTTTGAACCATACCAGTTAACTCTTCGAATGTGTAGGGATCAGTAAGAAACCGATCCCAATCAAACACTACAAAAGCGGCATCTACGATAGGACACTTCATAGCGTTTTGCCCTATCGTTTCGAAGTCTATAATAAAGTCTTGTTTCACGCTACGTCCTCAAGTAATACAGATTTTTTATAATCATTAGCATTCGTGTCTTGCATACGACGGTTATGCTCTGCGCTGATGACAACTAAGTTTGAATACTCAGTCTTGCCACCTTGTGAGTGCGCAACAATGTGACCACCTTGGGCATCTTTCATTGTTAACTTCTCGCCAGTAACCCAACACTTGAACCCTTGCTCTGCAAGTTTCAACTCAACCATCTCACGTGCAAATACACGCTTGCTGTCAAGTACAACAAGAGATGCACGATCTAAATCCATACCTTCAAGAATCCAAGTGACAGTGTTATCAAACTTAAACTGGGTTTTGTGTTCACCCAAGTGTTGATTGAATGCTTCATGTATCAAACGATTGTTCTCAACAATTCGCTTTGGAAACTTGGGGTTAGATGCATTGAATGCGTTATATGCTTTGCTAAACTCATCGTAGAATGCTTCAAAGTTTTCTACTTTTACTGAGCCGTATGCTGACTTAAAGTGAAAATACAAACGGTACAACATAACGATTTGACCTTGCAAAAGTCCACGACTAACTTGATCTCTACGCCACACTGAACACTTAAGAATAAAGTCCAGAACTGCTTTCAACTTCTTGGCAATTTTGTTGACTTCTTTCTGTGTTAAACTAGCATCATCGTACATAGCTTGCAGTGCATCAAAAGGCGCTACTACAGGCTTCTCACCCGCATAGATCATATAGGTAATACGTGCTACGATTTCATCAAGACGTAAACGAGTGTTATTTGTTGCTACGTTTGGGTAAATAACGTTACCAAGTGGTGTTTTGTGACAAGTAAACAGCTCATGTGGTAGACTATCATAACCACTAATAGAACGTGCTGTTTCACGGATTAAGTTTGCAATAGGAATATCACCGTATGAGTTCAGCGTCTCTTGAGCGTTCACTGGAGTGGTGTTGTTTGTATCACGAAACAACTCACCCTTCTGTCGAGTAGTCAAGCGATCATAAGTGACAATACGCAACTTGTAGTTCATAAACTTTTCACGTATATCATCTGACAACTCTGATGCTTTAACTTCACCCAGTACAGATGATTTATGTAACGGAAAATTATTTCGCATGTACTCTAGAATAGTGCGCTTGCGATTGCCGCCATCGATTGATTCGAATGAATATCTGCCGTTTTCTCTGACGATTTTTATCTCGCCGATATCACCGCCTGACATCATAGTGTCTATGATGCTTTGTTGCTTAGAAGGCTTAGTCTCGCCGATTGGATTAGGTGATACAGATGGGCGTTGCCCTACAGGGTTACAGTCAATCGTTTGAGACTTCTCTAAGAAGTCCCGTACAGTCCAGAGTTCTACACTCCAGTTGTCTGCTGAAAGTTTTGTTGCATTAGTCATATTATTCTCACTTTGCTGTTTGCTTTATACAGTGATACGGGCTGGATTGCTCTGATCACTTGTTTAATACTATACTGTATTTTGGGTAGTACGTCAAGGGTTATTTTGGCTTATCGCCAAATTATTTTATCGCAATTGCTCCTACGAATAGATGGTTCTGCCAGAACGGTTGTATCTTGTACAAGTCAAACCCAGAACATGAAAGAGTTGAACACAACTCAGTCCAAGTGTTAGGCTTCAGCATGTTACGAAGAGTACGCTCTTTGTCCATGATATCTTCTGTATCAAACGACTTACGCTTGTAGTCATAGAAGTTGAACGTCAACATCTCTTGCAAACGTGCATCTTTAGCTACAGTCTTTTCTGCAAAGATAAACGCTCCACCTCTGTTTAGACCCTTATAGATTTTCTCTACAACGGAACGTCTACTAGTGGGTGGCATGAACTGTAACGTAAAGAGAGATGTAACTAGTGATGCGTTCTTAATTTCGACATTGCGAATATCATCATAGATAAATTCTACAGTAGTGCCTGGGTGTGCTTTCTCTACAGACCGAACACGCTTCTCCATGTCGCCCTTGAAACCTTCTGCAAACTCAACACCGATGTAGTTAGCTTTCGGTGCAAACTCATAGTTCTGATCAGCCATAGCTTGTATAGTCTTACCAGTTGAACTACCAACGTCATACACGTTACTCTCTTCATCTACGAAGTATCTTGATAAATCTACTACGTCTTGGTGTAGGTTGCTATACCCACGGATACTTTGTTCGATGTGGTTGTCGAACCCTTCTTCACGATGTGCGAATGTAAAATCACTCATTTTGTTACCTCATAATATGGTTTTATAACTTTCTCATAGATCGAATCAGCAAGAGCCGCCATCATCTTTGGAGCGACCATGCGCCCAATGCGTTCTGCTTTCTGATCAAAAGTACCAGTAAGTTTATAGTCTTCTGGTAGAGACATAAGACGTTTCAGTTCTTTGATAGTTAGCTTACGATTTGAATCGTAGTGAAACACACCAGACAACCCTTTCTTCTGACCTTGCTGTGTCAATGTTGGACAAGGCTTTGCAGGTGCAGGGCGAATCATATTAAAGCATGATGCTTTAGGATTCCAATCACGAAACTGTGGGTTGCTAGGCTTGAGATGCTTCTCAGGTCTGAACGGAATGTTATCTAAGAACTTCTTCTGAAACGAACCTTCGTAGTAATCACGTAGCTCTTTTACTTCATCTTCATCATTGACAATATCTTCAATAGCAGATTCCATACTGATATGCTTAGTCGTTGGACTAGGGAATATGCCATTCACGTTCAGTACATTTAAACCGATAGCTTCTGCTACATCATCACGTATACAGATGAAGATAGTACGCTCTCTTGCTTGTGCTACACCATAGTCTGCGGCGTTCATTACTTTGTACGTAACTTGATACCCAAGTGCTTCGAAAGAGTTTACAAACTCAAACAACTTAGGTCTAGCTTCACCAAACGTAATGCCTTTGACGTTCTCTGCAATAATAACTTTTGGCTTGACTTCTCTTGCTACACGAATATACTCAAAGAACAAGTCTTCGATACCTGTCTGCGTCTTACCATCAGAGTACTTCTTAATACCCTCTTTGGTCTTCAACTCGCCTTCTTGTACGATGTTGCCTTCGTCATCAAAGTAAGTCTTGCGTGTATCTTCTTGATAACCAACCCAACCCTTCTCACGCTTACCTGCGACAGAGAATGCTGAACATGGTGGTGAGCCATCAAGAATGTCTAGTTCACCTTCTTTGATGTTTGCCATCGATAGAAAGTCTTGACCAGAGTACTTCTTAATGTCATCTACTAAGACAGGTGTGTCTGGGTAGTTTTCTTTGTATGATGTTATCGCTTCTTCTACGAATTCATTGATAAGTAGAATATTGCCGCCGGCAAGCCGATAGCCAGTGCTAGAGCCGCCACCGCCCGCAAAGCAACTGATAACACTAAACCGCTTCTCTGCGGCACGTTCATTAACGTCTTTATTGTAGTATGGTTCATATTTCATTTGCACCTCAAAAAAGCTTTGGACCGACATCTTGCCAGTCTCTTACTAGATCCATTGTTCGTTGTCTATTATACAGATTTATGTCAGGGTTGTCAAGTAGTTTCTCAAAATATTCTGGTATACCTGCAATTAATTGTAAGTTCTCATGCTTACGTCTTTTGATACCCTTGATCTCGTGGAATGCCTCATGTATGGGTGCTTTCTGATATGGCTTGTTAAAGAAGTCATGATCATGCAACATCATCCATGCGGCTACATCACTATTTAGGTATGGCGCAAGTATCTTCATTCCATACTCTTCTGCAAGATATTCTTGTTGTCTTATACCAGCAGGATTCTCTGCACCAAAGTAATCATTTCTGAATTGGTCGAATAGTTCTTTTGTATGTTTGAAGTGAATGTTAGCACGTTTAGATACGCCGTACCAGCCATCTGCCGCTACACCAGAGAGTACTACTTTCTCTTTGATCTTAGGGTAGACATATAGAAAGGGAAACGTACACTCTACTTGAGTTTTCTTCTTACAGTGATACTTGTTGATGAGTGTAAAGAAGTCTTCTTCGATGTTATCAACTGGTACATCTACTGGTACGAAGTCCCAACCAAAGTGTTCAGCGACATCTCTTGCACCTAAACTATCTGTAGTCTGTTTGCCATTGACGTACATACTGTAACCAGTAACTTTCTTACCTAGACGCTGTGCGGCTAGACCACATGTGATGCTATCTGTACCTGCTGATAATAGTACTGCTACATGATCTTCGTCTGTTTCTCTATCAATGTAGTCTACTATGATCTCATCTATGTTCTTCATCATGTATTCTCTTTCTCAATTCACTGGATGCGAATCTATGATTGCGCCCATTAAAGTATAATTCAATGCCTAGTGTATCACAAACATCACGTCCTGTAAAGTCTAAATCCTTATATTCTTCACCTAATATTCGTACATCGGGAGTGTACATTTCAAGGATATCTTTCAGTTCATGCTCGTACAGATATGGAACAACTTCATCGACATACTTAACCGCCGACAGTTGAGTATAACGCTCTACTGTATTCTGTATAGGACTATTCTTTTCTAATCTATCTAGCGAAGGATCAATGTGCAATGCACAAATAAGATAGTCACACTGCGCCTTGGCTTCCCTAAGCATTGCAATGTGACCAGCATGTAACAGATCAAACGATGATGCTGTTAACCCTATTCTCTTCTTGCTTCTCATCTTCAAGACGCTGTAACCTCATAATGTATTTTTCAAGTATTTGTGGCTTTACTTTCTCAGCCTCTAAGCAATCGATAACCTTCTTTAGATGCACTACGTTATCAAGTTGATCACTCATCATCCTGATCCCGCTCAAACGTTCTTACAGTTTTGCGGTATTCGGCAATAGTTTGTGCATAGCCCCGAGGTCTTTCTTCCTCAAGTCTTTCAATCTCTGAGTTGAGATGTTCTATACGTTCTTCTTTCGTCATTGAGTATCCTCCTTAGTAGTTGCGTTAAGCCGCCATACGGCTAAAGTTCTTCACTTTCTCAAAACGAATTACTTGGTCAAACTTCTCATATAACTGATCACCCTTGTGACTAATAATGAATACATTAGAGTCGGCTGTGATCTCATTAATAATTTTCAAGAACTCTTCTGTGCCTGCATTGTCTAGGCTAGAGTCCATGATCTCGTCCATGATCAAAAGATTAGTAGAAACAGAGTTGCGTAGTTTACTGACTGATCTCCAAGTAAATAGTAGTGCTAAATCGATGCGTAACTTCTCACCTTCAGAGAACGATGCGTATGTGAACACATCACGAAAACGACTTTTGATAGTCTCATTGAAGTTTTCATCTAGTTCAAATTGCACAAAGAAATCCATGGCGGCTAAGTATTTATTAATTAGCTTATTCATCACTGGGACATACTGCTTAATAATACGTGTCTTAATCCCGCCGTCTTTTAGCATAGAAGCGACAAGTGATAGCATTTCTTTATCATCGAATAGTTGACTTTGTTTAGTATGATATGTAGTCATATCATCTTCGAACTTCTTTATCTCTGAGTTGTCTATCGCTTCAACGGACTCTTCTGCTTCTGTTAGTTCGCCTTTGATAGACTTACACACATTCATCGCCATCTTGTAGTTAGCGTTATGCTCTGACATCTCAAGGTTCTTTGAAGCCATTTCAGTCTCTACATCATCGATCTCACCAAGTCGTTTGTTTACGCTTCCAAGTCTATTGTCGAGTTCTGTCTGGGCTTTTTCGATTTCTGTAATCTTGCCTGTGGATTCTTCGATTGTTTCTTGTTTAAATTCGTGTTCGATCCCTTGCTTGCAGGTTGGACAGTTGTCGTGGTCTTCGTAGAAGTTGATGTCTTTACGTAGCTTGGATAACTTTGTGGAAAGTTGACCATCGATTTTCTCCAGTTCTTGTAGCTTCTTTTTCATGCCAGCCTTGTCACTGACACCTTCAGCCATTTGCTGTACTTCACCCATGATAGTTTCTACAGCGGCTTGCTCGTCTTCGATCAAAGCAATTTGCTCTTTCAACTTCTCTTTAAGTTTAACAACTTCACCTTCTTTTAATTCACGAATGGATTCGTTGTGTAACTTAGCATTGTCGATACTATTCTTAAGTAAGTCGATCTGGTACTTGATCTCTTGTATCTCTTCTTTATTGTTAGATACTTTCCCCTTCAGTAACGTATTCATTACTGTAAAGATTTGAATATCAAGTAAGTCTTCGATGACTGCCCTACGTTCACTCGCTTTCAGTTGCATAAAAGGCACGAATGTACTAGAACCCAGAACAACTACTTGCCCAAAAGATTTGTAATTCAGTTTAAGAATACTCTCTTCTAGGTATGATTGATAATCCCGTGCGGCGGCATCTTGATTTAAGAGTTCACCATTACACCAAATCTCAAACACATTAGGTTTGATACCACGCTTTACGTTGTAGTCTTTTGCACCGATCTTGAATGCAAGCTCTACTTGCAAGTCTTTTTGATTGATAGAGTTGAGTAGTTGCTTCTTGTTGATGTTTCTAAAAGCTTTACCATACAACGCAAAAGAAATGGCATCAAGCATTGTAGATTTGCCTGCACCATTTTCACCTAGAATAAGAGTAGACTTACTATTGTCTAACGGTATCTCAGTCCACGAATTACCCGTAGATAAGATATTCTTAAACCTTATCATCTTAAAATGTATCATACACTCAAAGCCTCACTGTATAGTTCTCTCAAAAAATTCTCAACTTTTACTTTGTCGCCCTTGAACTCAAGGTTCTGTACGTACTGTGTCAATATAGTCATAGTATCTTGCGCCTCATCAACTAATTCATCATCATCAATCATGTCTAGATTTTGATGATCTTCTACGACTTTGATGTCTGCGGCTTGTGATTGCTGTAGACGATCTAAGAACAAGTCGAAGATATAAGGATTGTCCTTAGTCTGTACTATAACCTTTATGAAGGCGTTTGTCAAGAGGGAAGTGTCTAAATGTGCAACATCTTCTATAGTCATGTCAGTATCATTGTACAGAATCTTATGAAATAACTGATTTGGATTCTGAATATGCGTCATCTCACGTGTGTTAGTGTCAAAGACATTGAAGCCACGCTTCTGTGCATGATCAGCCCAAGTCATCTCATATTGCGCACCTAGATAAGATATGTTACCAATAGTGGACGGTTGATGAAAGTGACCTGAGTACACACCATCAAACTTCTGAAAGACTTTACGATCCATACCATGATCACACAGATGACCTTTATCCATCTCAAACCCAGTGATCTCAAAGTGACCCATGAGTATCTGTGCTTTCGTTGAATTCATAGCATCTATCGACTCCTCATAGTTCTCTTGACATAGCCAAGGGACTAGCATGATCTTACACCCATCCATGTCTAGCTCAACTGGCTTCTCCCAGTATAGTTCTAGATTTTCTAGTGATGTGTGACCATAGAGTTGACGTAAACTATTGACATCATTTGTATTCTTGTAATACGTATCATGATTACCAGCAATGATATACATCTTGATACCGTCTTCTTGGCACCGTTTGAATAGTACATCATGCATAGTCTGCGCAGTTACAAAGTTAATGTACTTACGTCTGTCTGTCAAATCGCCTAGATGAAAGATAGTATCGATGTTATTCTCTTTCAAGTAAGGAAAGAAAACTTCATCGTAGAACTTTCTCTGATGTTCAGCGATTACAGCATTATCGTTTCTTGCACCGAAGTGTGTATCGTTTAGTATAGCAATCTTCATTCAGTAGTACCTTCATCTTCACCGTAAAACTTTTCAAGCCCCTTCTTCTTTGTCTTTTTCTGAGCCTTGCTTTTTGTTTCCATTCGCTTCTCGTAGTTAGATACGAAATCATTCATGTAGTCATTATTAAGGTCAATGTAACCAGGTTCACCTGATGCGCCTTCTTCTTTCTCGACGGCAGTACCAGTGAGTACAGATTGCTCTGTAACCTTGTGTCTAATATACACTTGTTTCTTCTCTTTGTCAATACGTCTGAGGAAAGCATACCAAATAATTTGCGTAAAGTATGCAAATGGGTTGCTAGATTTCTGTGGATCAAAGTTCTTTAGTGCTTGAATAGCATTCTCTAAGCCATCACTAATCATCTCTTCTTTGTATGTGTAGCCTGAGAAGTTAGGTTTAGTTGCTAGACGATTTGATATCTGATAGATGCACTCACCGATGTAATTCGGTATCTGAGGGTTCGGTTCGCCCGATTCCTCTGCATCTTTACATTGTTGTTTGTAGTCAATGATAGCCTGTAAAAACTCAGGGTTATTGACGTAATTTCTCTTTGCTCTTGCCATAGGTCACCTCACTTGGTATATATTGTTGTTAATATAACATATTATAGGGAACTTGTCAAGTATTATTTTTCTTTTCGGTTTGCCCTTGACAGGTTGATTCTTTTGGTGTATAATAATATTAATGCTTTTATGAATTAATCTAATGTTTAGTTGATGATCTTGATTCAAGTAATGTTTCATACATCTCTTCTAAGTCTGAGGCATAATCATCATCTGTAAGTATGTCAGGCTCATCATATGAAGCACTTATTCTAGCTTTGAAGTCTTCGTAGTACGAGACTGCTTTGTTGTTTGCGGATTGCACGTAGTATATATCTTCTTTATATAAGACAACGGAGTTCTCCTCGGAGAGGAGTAACCAAGACTTAGCGAACATTCCGTGTACTGGATCAATACTAATTTCTAAAGGGGAGTCTATCATAACGAACTCTTCTTCGTCATGCTCTATGATACCCACTAGGTCTTTACCTGTCTTCAACTTAATAGTTACGTAATTCGGCATAATTATCCCTTAATGTCTACGTTATAGATTTTGAAGTCAAAACCCTGATCACTGTATATCTTTACTCTTTCCTTAAAATGTCTTACTGCGAAATTTTCTTTTGTTTTCCATTGAAGATCGTCTACTATGTCATATAGCGTTGCTTTATCTTTTCCGTTACCTTTTCTGAGAACTCTACCAATCGACTGGAGATTTCGTATGCGAGATTTAGAAGGACTAGCGAAGATAATATTGTCAAGACGCTTAATGTTAACACCAGTAGAAAAGGTACCATAGCTAGCCAGTATGATATTATCTGAAGTAGATTCGGCAATGCCTCGTACTGCTTCTCTATCTTCTGCTCCAACTCCCCCATGAATGAAATGTACGACTTTTCCATCTTTCTCAAGGAGCGGGTGCAAAACTCTGCCATGCTTGTCAACGTATTGAAATAGTATAAGCGTGTTGCCTTCAAGAGACCACGCAAGGTTTCTAATAAATTTGTTACGTGCTTCATTTCGAACAATCCAGTCAATTTCTTCTTGATAACTCTTATTCTTATTTATCTGTCTCGTTTCTGGTGGATATCCTAGAATAAGTGCTTTGATGCCGAACTCTGCTAGAGTGCCGTCATCGATTAGTTTTTTAGTTTCAGTTACTTCTTTAGTTGGACCAAACAGTCCCTCTAGTACTAACTTGTGTGTCTGTGATTCATCTAATGTACCAGTGAAGCCATATCTATACTTGACATGCGGTGTCTTCTCTAGTACTTTAGTTAGTGACTTAGCTTTAAACAAGTGTGCTTCGTCACCGATTACAACATCAAACTTCTCGTACCAATCTTTCTTTAACTTGTAGATAGATTGCCACGTTGTTACAGTATAGTCTGCGTCTACGTTCTTGTCAACCCCACCCATAATCTTGTGAATGTCTAGCGGTCTGTTCTTGTTATATTCTACAAAGTCAGATGACATTTGAGATACAAGTGATGTTGTTGGTACAACGATCAGAACTTTACGACCTTGCTCTACATGATGGCGAGACAGTAAGTATATAATGAAAGACTTACCTGATGCTGTCGGTGATAGAAACAATGATCTATTATTATATAGTGCGTGTGCTACAGCATCATTCTGATAGTCTCTAGGTTCAAATGCACTATCAAAGTCTTTTGCTAAGTCATAGCCAGCATTCTCATAGTACTTTGTTTCTGGTAAGAGTGAACTATCTACTTCGACTTCATAGTCTCTATCATTACAGAACTTAATAATGTAAGGAAGCAGACCAGCATAGATCATACCAGTCATTGTATTCATAAGTCTAATCTTGCCGTCCCATACTCTATTCTTGTATGCGGGCATGAACTTATAACCAGGCACGTAGAATTCAAAGTAACCGCTCATCTCCATCTTTACAGATGCTTCAGCATTTACTCTGACATGTACATTATCAATCTTTTCTACGTGAACTTGTTCCATACTATATTACATCGCTCCAGTTCTAAATCGTTCCCAGTCAACAATAGTCTTTAACTGGAACCCTCTATTACTTATCATCTTAATAATTGCTTCTAAATAGTTCACCTTCTCTTCAATCATACCGACTTTTAGTGACAGATTAATCATATCTTGATCTGCATCAATGTATGTACTGATATCTGTTCGTAGTATCTTTAGAGGTTGTGGTTCCCATCCATACTGTTGTAGCTCAGTTATATCTAACTCGCCACGATAGTATTGTTCTTTAAGCAACTTCAATTGCTTATACTTAGCACGTAACTGCTTGAGTTTCATGCCTTCTTCCATGTAGACACGGAAGTATTTGTTATGTAGTTTGGGAATGTTTGCACTCTCGCCAGACACATTCGTCTGATCGATCTCGCTGTCTTTTGCCCACATTTCATATATCTCTTCGATCTTCATTCACTTCTCCATAAAATAACCATGTTGTATTATAGCAGGTTTCGCTATAAAGTCAAGTACTAATTTACAATTCTAAAATCGTAAGATGTATATCTGAAAGTCATATCAACAACTGGTGGTGTAACGTCTGTCTGATTTGTTGCTAGTGCGATACTACCAACGGACACGGGAAACATGTCTTTGAATGTAACTTCTACATTCGGGTTCTTCTTACTACTTAGTACAGTCAAAGTACCGTCTGAATAGATACCATCGCCGCCTGCACCGATTAGATTTGCGTATTGCTCAAACCCTTCTGGTTTAGTCAAAGAGATTAACCAACGCCATGTCTCTAAGTAAGATGATAAATCTTCGTCTACTAATACTGAGAGTGTAAGATCACCGAACTCTACTTTATCAGCAGGTAAGTAAAGTGTCTTAAAAGGTGTTGCTCTTTCTACAGGCGAAGAAGAGATATCGGGTAATGTGATACCCTGCACAAAGAACTCTACGTGAGGCAAACGACTCATCGTAAAGCGAAACTCATTAGGATTGAGAAAGTTTTGTAATTGGCTCATTTTGTCCTCACTTAATCTACAATACTATTTATAGTCAAAAAAAAGGGCGCTCCGAAGAACGCCCTAATCTGTTCAGTTCACTGACTTCCCGTCAGTTCTGACTTCTTATTATAGAAGGTTGGTGATGATAGAGCGTCTGTAGTAAACGTTTGCGTTTGCTGTCAGAGCGCCTGTACCCGCCGCCGCACCTGGTGCAAATGGATTTGCAACCATGCCGTAACGAGTTTTGAATCCTAGCTTCGACTGGAAGCTATTCTCACCAACTGCACGTACCATTTGTAGCGGTACATATGGGCAGTAGAAGATACCAGCGTCAAATGCGCTAGAACCTTTATAACCTACTACCATGTACTGTGCGCCAGCATATGGATCTACGTACACACGGAAGCGACCGTTAAGTACACCTACGAAAGTGTTACCAGTATCATCTGGGTTCAAGTTGTTGCTGTTCAGAGCAGGAGTGTAATCTAGTACACCAGCCATTTGAAGTGCAGATGCTACATCAGATGAACATAGGATGATGTTACCCTTGCCTCTACGTGTAGTTTTTGCAATCGCATTAGCTTCTTTTTCGATCTGGAACATCAAGCCTTTGAACTTCTCTACTGACCAACGACCGTTAGCATCAACATCTAAGTTGAAAGTACCTGCGGATGCTGTATCGGCAGAACCGGCTACTGCTGAGTTGTACACTGTACGAATTACTTCACGGTTGATTTCTGCAAGCAGTTCAGCCGATAGCATGTTCGCTAGTTCTGTTTCAGCGTCAAGACCGTGAATTGCTTTCAAGTCTTGTGCTAGTTCAGTTGTGTACTCTGCTTTCAACGCACGTGATTGCGCAGTAACAGACACTTTGTCGATTTGGAAAGACATCTCGCCAAAATCGCCACCACCTGTAGAACCAAGTTGTTCTGCGGCGGCAGTTCCCATACCAGTACCAGTTGTTACTGATGCTTGACCTGGAGCGTTTGAAGAGTGCGTACCAGCACCTGAGAAGTCTGTGTCAGCTTCGTTGTAGAAAGCTTCAGTCTTAACAGAGTTGTTTGCACCATCAACGTAGTTTGAACGCATTGCGAAGATCAGTCCTGTTGGACCAGTCATTGGCTGAACGCCAGCAATATCGTATGCAACTAGGTTAGGCATCGCACGACGGACTAGGGAAATAAGTACCGGATCGTAAGATTGCATTTCGCCTGTGTGGTTAACCGGTCCTACTTCTGCTTCTGACAAAAGTGATTGCGGTGAATATGAGTTACCCTCTCTGAGAGCAGTCTCGGTGTTTTCTAGCAAAGTAGCCGTTACAGCACTACGATGCTTGTCTGAAATTGGGTTAAGTGCTTCATGCTCAAGCACTGGGCCCCACTTTTTCATTAGTTCTTCGTTTCTCATCTGAATTCTCCTTTTGAGATTTTATCTTTTAGTATTTATAAAAAACTTATTTTGCAAGACGACCAATGCTATCGGCGTATAATGCGATGGCAGGATCAATAGCTGGCTTAGATGCCTCTTCCTCAACTTCTTCTTCAAGAAGTTCTGTCTCATCTGCAACTGGTGCAACTGATTCAGTGAAATAGTTATCTTTGATAGCTTCTAGTTTAACAGAGTAATCTTCTACTGTTTCAAAAGATACTCCTTCTGCTAGAACACCAAGCTTTTCAACCTGAGTATCTGTAAGACCCTCAGAGATAGTTTTGAATGCATCTGCTAACTCTAGTTGCTTTTTATCTTCTTTAAGCGCCATAACTTCTTCTACAACTTCGTTGTATTTAGTAGTTGACTCTTCAAGCTTTTCTTCCATCTCTGCTACAGCATCACGCTGTACATCATCGATTGAAAGGTTATGCTCTACAACCAGACCTTTTAGGCTATCTAGTAGGGACTCTGCAACTTCTACTTTGATGTTAGATTCCACTGCAACAGAATTTTCATCCATCCAGTTTTCAATAACGTAATCAAGGTAGGAGTCTACTTTCTCTACCAAATCTTCTACGGAAGCTTCGACTTGTTCAGCTAGATCCGCTTCAAACTTCTCTTCTAATGCCGCTTTTTGTACCAGCACTTTTTCGTGTACAGCCGCTTCAAAGACTGCTACGGTTTTTGTCTTAAATTCTTCTGAAAGCTCTTGACCTTCGAAAAGACCAGCAAAAGCTTCTTTAAGTCCAGTGTCATTAGTTCCTTTAGATGGACCGTCATCTTTGACTGTATCCGCTTTAGGATCTACTGATTGGTTTTTATCAGCTTTACGATTTTTACCCTTCGCCGCTCCGCCAGCTGGTGTTACAGGATCTGCACTTTCAGAATCCTCTCCAGTTGCCTTAGCTTCGTCAAGTTCCAAATCTAGCTTGTTTTCTAGTTCTTCACTCATTTGACTTCTCCTTTAACAAGTAATATTGTTCTCTATATTTATAATAATCATGTTTTCGACAGTGATTTGATAAACTTTTCAAAGATTACGGCTGCCTGCTCTTCCAACTTACGAGGATCGACTTTCGCAATTTCTTTAATCTCTTCTTCTATACGATCAAAAGCGTTAGCTGTTGTCCATGTAGAAGACGCAACATCATAGACCCAATCAACACCTTCCATTACACCCTTAACGAATGCATCTGGTGCAGAGGGATCAGCTACGATATCTCCTGCTGTAGCAAGCATGAAATCGTTTTGGACTTCCATGATACCTTGCTTGTTCTTTTTGATAGAACCCATACCACGAGACGAAATGCCTAAATTAGCACCCTCATCGATTAGGCTCTTCACGATTTTACCCATAGGCGTTTCCATAATTTTGGCACGCCCGATTACATTAGACCCGTCTTCTTTTAGTTCTGTGAACATGTGAGAGACACGATCCAAATTGATAGTTGGTCCAGCTGGGTGACCAAGTTCTCCGTAAGCACGTTTCGCTTCAACGTAGTTTTTGTTGTAGCGATTCATCTCACGTATTAATGTTTCTTTAGGGTAGACACGACCATTACGATTCTGTATGTCACCTTGCATGATAATACCTTCGATAAAGTAGTTCTTACCTTTAGTATTACCCTCTTCATCCAGGATGTCTTCTGAGATGTATTGTACGTCTTCAACGATTTCTTTAATTAGTAGTGACATTATTTCTTCGCCTTACTGAAAGCGAAGTCAACCATTTTCATGAACATGTTTTCGTTCTTGCCAATAGCGTCAGCAAACTTCTTTTGATTAGAGCCGTTTAACGCATCATGTACTTGTACTAATGCGCTTGCTGTGAACATGTCAATGCGTGGTTGAGTGCCATCGCCGAGTTTAATTCTTTTGTTTTGTTTAGTCTTGACAATCTTACGTAGATCATCAATAACTGCTTCGCTCAGATTGCTTTCGGATACACTCTGCTCTTCCATGTCGCACTCATGCTCTTCACCTTTTTTATATGTAGCACCGCACTCTTCACATTCAATAGAACGCTCTTCATACACTGCTTCATCGTCATCACGATCTGCAACACGTTTTTTCTTTTTAGTCTTTGCTATAAACTGATCATCTTTAGCAACAGGATGATCTTTCTTATCTACGATATGTTTATCTACAAAGTTTTGCTCATCAGGTGACTTAATCTTGTCAACTGTTTCTCCGAGCATCTCCTTAAAGCTTTTCATCTGATCACCTTTGTTTAATCTTCGTCTTCTTCGTCATCATCATCTTCGTCTTCGTCCTCATCATCGTCGGCATCTTCGTCTTCTTCTTTGACTTTTTTGCCTTCGTCAATTGAGTCTTCAACTTCAACTTCGACTTCTTCTGTTTCTACTTCTTCTTCAACAGCAACTTCTTGGGCACCGAACATGTCATCGTACTTTGTTTCAATAGCACTTCCCATCTTCTCAGCCATAATTGCGTCAAACGTTTTTTCGAATGCACCAGCATCTTTAGTATATGCTTGGTTAATCAGGTCTTTAATACTCATAAGTATCTCCTTTTCTAATTCTAATATTATTTATGCAAAATCGTTATTGTCTGTTTCATCTTCTTCAGGCTCTTCGCCTTCGGCTTCAATCTGCTTATCAACGTTTGTAATTTCATCTTCAGACATATAGAGAACGTTCTTACGAATCCACTCTTTAGAATAGTACTCACCTTTGTACTCATCAATGTCACGCAAAATCTGCAAACGGTTTTGTAGAATTTCAGATGTCTTCAACTCTTCAAAATGATTATCAGACATAAAGTCATATCGTATTTGTGCTTGAATGCCAGCCCACTCTTCTGGTGCAATTACACCTTTTAGAATAAGTTGCTTCTCAAGTATCTTGTCAAACAAGATAGCAAATCTAGCACGTAGTCTACGAATAAACTTACTAAACTTAACTTCATCACGACTAATCTCTGATGCTCTTCCTAATGAGAAGCCTGCATCACTCTCTAAACGAGAAACAGGAACGTTCAACGCTTTGAACAAACGCTTTTGGAAATATTCGACATCATCTAGTTCGCCTAGATTTTGTCCACCTGGTAGAGTCGAAATCTCTGTACCACGACCACCCTCTCTTCGAGGCAACCAAAAGTCATCAGTCATTGACATATGACGACGGTCATCCTTGACCTCCCCCGATGTCGCATCATATACTAAACGATTCTTGTGTTTAGTCATCATATCACGTAGATATTGTTCTGCTTTCATTTTAGGCAGATTACCTACATCAATATAAAAAATTCTTCTTTCAGGCGCACGTGAGATACGATAGATAACTACTGCATCTTCCATAATGCGCAACTGGTTCAAAGGCTTGTGTGCCTTGTGTAAATGAGACAGTACTAATGTAGTGTTCTCATTCAGTAAACCTGAGTTACAATTTACAATAGAGTCTCTTGCAATACGTAACCCTGCGGCGTTTGTATTATTAAGATCATATCCACTACCTATAGTTCCACTATTGGTGTTGTGAAAACCCTTCTCATTATAAATGTAATACTCGTTTTTGATACGTTTAAAGAAAGTTGAATTGCCACTCTTTGTAGTGCTTCTTTCTTTGTCAAACTCTCTAATCTTACGTAGCTTACGTGGATCAATGTATCGTAACTCTAAGATACCTCTCTTAGGTTGCTTCTCATCAATCATCACGTGAAAGTTTAATCTACCATCAACGTACCATTTTGTAAAAATATCATATCCATGATTTGAAAAGTCTAATAGTCTAAGACAATTATCAAACTCTTCTCTAATTCTTTTCTTAATATTATCTGGTAAGTCTACGTCATCTGTTACACACTCAACAGGCTTGCTGTCGTATGTGATATTAATAGACTCATTCACAATATCATCAACTGCCATTTGAACTTCTGGTTGTTGCATCATACCACGGTATTTCTGCACTAACTCAGCTTCGGACTTAGCAGTACCCTCTAAATCGATAAAACTACTTACAGCGCCGCCAGTAGCCGTAACGCTTACTGCGCCATCGTCATTGTTCGGTTCTGCGAAGGAACGTAAATTCTTGTTCTCTTCGTTTTTTCGTTTTATTTCAAATCCAAATAATTCCATACTTCATCCTTTAATAAGAGAGAGGCATTATACCCCTCTCTTTACTTAGTCATTCTGGATTAAGCGTTTGTGCCAGCGTTACCTGTTGCGCCACCGCTTACTTCCCACCAATCATATTGGAATGTCACATCAAATCTTTCAATGTCATCTGTAGTTGACCAATCCATTGTGATTGCCGCTACAGTTGTTGGGAATAGTCCATTAAATGTATATTCACGTAGTGGAACACCAGTCTTAGAATACTGAATGATCTGCGCCTGAGATTTATACTCAGATGCTTGTGCAGTATTCAACTGTCTTTGGTTGCCCTGGTGACTATTGATAGAAGCCATCCAGTTTTCCATTGCGTTGCGAACTAGAAAATCTTCATCGTTCATAATAGTCACAGTCCATTCAGCGAATGTTCTGTCACCTGCTAGTTTTACTTTGCGCCCGAAGTAAGGGATTTCAATCGTCCCTAACGTTGATTCGGGTAGCTGTGCCGCTTGTACCATAAAGGGTGTCTTAAGGTCAGCAATTCCATTGATCGGATTAGTAATCTGAACTTGGAAAAGAGACGCTTTAGCACCCCCGAAGGTTAGCTGGCTCTTGATTTCATTAATGTTGAAAGCCATTGTGCGTTATCTCCTCTTTCTTTTATTTATGTTACTGACCAACGATCTCTGAGAATTCAACACCAGTTCTAACTGCAACAAAGTTGAGTTGGATGAAGTTGATAGCACGTGCAGGCTTGATATAGATATCGCCTACAAACTGATTGCTGTCAATCACCTGTGAAGTGTTGTTAGTCTCATCGCAGACAACTCTGAAGTCATAGATACCTCTACGACCTTGAACATCTCGTAAGAAAGGCTCAACTAGATTGCGGAACTGCGCTCTGGTAAACTCATCGTTAAATTCGAATAGAGTAGACTTAGAAGCAGTTGAGATTGCTTTTTCAAGAACGATAAACAAACGGCGGACGTTAATTCGGTCGAATGCACTCGGTTGGTTCAAATATGTTTTATCACCAAATAGTAGCGTACCTTGCCCTGCTTGTGTGATAACGGGGTTGATACCGTTTTTGTACAATAAATCACGATCTGTCTTAGTTGGGTTTAATGCCAACTTAACAACGTTCTTAATTCCACCACGACTATAGCCTGCTGGTGAGAACCAAGGATCACGTGCATCGTCTGTTCTTGCACATAGACCTGCTACATCACCGTTTAGTGGAATCCAACGATATACATCGTTGTACTTATCGTACTGATACTTATGTCCACTGTCTACAACTGCGTAAGACGATGATGATAGTGTTGATACTGCTGTAACGATATCTTGTGCTGATGCTGTGTTAGGTACATCTGGTGTGATAAACGCCATACAGTCTTTTCTAGTTTCTGCGATATTATCAATCACGTAGTTCTGTACAACCAAATCTGGGTGACCAGTAAGAAGTAGAGACACATCAATGTTCTCAGCCGCTTTAAACTTGTCCCAACCTAGTCCAACTGGACC